TGGAAGTTCCAATCCATTTTATCCTCTAAATGGGGGTGCAGGAACTGCTGGATGGCAGATAAAAGATAATTTAAAAATAGAAGGACAAAAAGTATTTACTTCAGTTGGTACTACTGCTTGGACTGTTCCTGTTGGGGTAACTTCTATCACTGCTGTTTGTGTTGGTGGTGGAGGAGGTGCTGGTGGTGGAAGTTCTTTCTATGAGGGTGCTGGTGGTGGAGGTGGTGGTCTTTCTTATGGTTCCACTGCTGTAACTCCTGGTGATACTCTTTATATTAGAGTTGGTGCGGGGGGATCGGGTGGTAGATCATATAATTATGATAATGCTGGTTCTCAAGGTGGTGCTGGAAATGCAGGAGAATCAAGTTATATAAAAACTGGATCACATTCTGAAACTTCACTTCTTGAAGGTGGTGGAGGAGGTGGTGGAGGATATGCTGGTTTTCCTGATGCAGTTGGTGGTAGTGGAGGATCTTCTAGTGGAACCATAAGGACTAATGGTGGTTCTGGTGGTGCTGGTGGTAATGGGAGTAGCCTTCGTGGTGGAGGTGGAGGTGGTGCTGGTGGATATACTGGGAATGGTGGTGCGGGTGGGAGTGGTAGCAATGCTCAAAATGGATTTGCTGGATCTGGTGGTGGAGGTGGTGGAGGTGGAAATAGTTCTGCTAATCTATTGGAAGAGGTAGTTAATCCTGGTGGTGGAGTTGGAATAAATGAAGAAGGATCTGGAGGATCTGGGGGGACTGGCAATCAAACATTATTATCTTTAAATTCTGGGTCACCTGGATCTTGGGGAAGTAGGGGAACTGCTTCAACTGGAGATTCTACTAAACAAACAAGTAGATCTGTCGGAGGTCTTTATGGTGGTGGAGGAGGTTCAAGAACTTCTGCATCAACTTATAGATTTGTTAGAGATGGAGGAAACGGTGGTCAGGGTGCAGTGAGAATTGTTTGGGGTCCCAATAGATCTTATCCAATCAATAATACAGCAAATCCCATACCAGTAACACAATATGTAGAACTTAATGGTGTATACTTTTATATCTACAAATGGAAGCAATAAAACCTTAGGTTCTTCTAATGATTGGAACACAGCACCAGAAATTAACTTAAGTAAGATTTTTGGAACAGGAACAAGTAACTATAGTTGCTTATGGAACAATTGTATGATTTATAATCGTGAATTAACAAATGAAGAAATCCAAATAAACTTTGAAGCATTTAGACGTAAATTTGGAATCTAAATATTCATAAGTTGCAAAAACTTATGACTCCTCTTCATTCGTCCAAAGAATACTTGTTTAATCTTTATACAACAAGTTCTGGAGAAGCAAAACGAATATGGAGGCAACATATTAAAGAACATTGGAATCATAAATGTGCTTATTGTGATTCTGAAGAAAACCTGACCATTGATCATATAGTTCCAAGATCAAAAGGTGGAACGGATTTCACAAACAATGTTGTCTGTTGCTGCCATTCCTGCAATCAAGACAAGAAACATACTCCTTGGGAAGATTGGTTTTCCGAACAAGATTTTTTTACAGAAGAAAAAAGACGTGCTATACTAAAATGGATGCACAATAAGAAGGAGCAAGTGCTCTATAAATATCCACAAAGACAAAATAAAGTTTAAAAGTATTATGAATTTTACAATTTATTCAAAGCAAGGTTGCCCCTATTGTGATAAGGTTAAAATGGTTTTAACTCTTTTGAGTGAAACAAAGAAATACAATGTTATTTCTTATGAACTTAATACAGATTTCAATAGAGAACAATTTTATGCAGAATTTGGAGAAGGTTCAACTTTTCCTCAAGTTATTATAAACGATAAACATATTGGTGGATGTACTGATACAATCACATACTTACAAGAAAATAATATGCTCTGATCGTGTCCATAAATAATTCTGAAAATTATAGCATTAATCGTGGTTTTGAGTTAATGCTTAGAAAAAAAGGAGGAGAGGAAAAAGAAACAAAATTGATACCAAAAACTTTCAATTTTGAAAAAGTATTTTCTCTACTCAAAAGAGAGATATACCTCAAAATTGAATTAGATATAATGAAAAAAAAGTAGTCTCTCGGAGAAGATCAATGACAGCAACATATTTAGTGTTTGGTTCTTTTTTAATTGTTTTATTTTTTATGGTGGGACTTTTTATCGGATGGAGTGCCAGAGAATATATGATGAACTATCAAGAAGGACCAAAACAAATTGCTTATCATCCAGAGTTTTACAATAAAAATGGTGAGTTAATTGATCAAGAAATTGTTTCAGTAAGATTTGATCCTGATTATTTTATTGATGAAGATGATAGTGATAATGATTGATAAATAAATTTAATTAATTTAATTCTGCATTAATTTTATGACAATGACAGTAAAAGAAAAAACAACGACTAAAAGAACCACTTCAAAAGCAAAAGAAGTTGTAAATGAAAATATAGATCTTCCTGCAAATCCTTTTGCTTTTGAGGTTTTGAATCTTGCAAGTTCCCAGAGAACTAATGCAAAAAAAGTTGAGATTCTTAAAAAATATGAACACGATTCATTGAAAGCAATTTTTATTTGGAATTTTGATGAGTCAGTAATTTCACTTTTACCAGAAGGAGAAGTTCCTTTTTTTGGTGATAATACAATGAAGACAACAACAATGTCTGAAAGAATTGAAGATTCAATTAGGCAAATGTCTGATTCTTCAATTGGAGCAATTGATCAAAAGTATTCCACTCTCAGAAAAGAATATACATTGCTTTATAATTTTGTAAAGGGTGGAAACGATTCATTAAATGGAATTCGCAGAGAGAGCATTTTTGTTAATTTGTTAGAGGGAATTCATCCTCTTGAAGCAGAAATTATTTGTCTTTGTAAGGATAAAAAATTACAAACAAAATATAAAATTACCAAAGAGATAGTTTCTGAAGCATATCCAGATATTACTTGGGGTAATAGAAGTTGATTATGGTTTTAATACATAAAAATTGTGATCCATCTGTGGCAAACAATAAATCTTTGCCGAGAAATTCTTACTTGGTTGCATATCAAGAAAGTAATGAAAAAAAATATGATATTGTTCAAGCAGGTTCTTTTGTAGAAGTATTTGATAATTACTATGATCAATATGGAAAAGGATGTATTTTAAATATCAAATGGTCAGAAGGAACAGTAAATCCAAAGTCATATAACTATCAAGTTAAAGATAAAAAATCAAAAAAATAGTTTGGAATGGGGGTTGATACAACCCCTTTTTTGTGTTAAAATTTTGAGAGAGATTAGTATCTTATGGACAGAGAAAAACTAAAACTAATTGTCCGTAATCTTGAATTGTTGGTTGATTCTCTAAAGGCAGAAATCTATTCTGATGTCTCTGCTTATAAACCTAAAGAACCAATGGGAAAAAGACCAATTTTAGATTACGACGAAATCTTTGAGGATAATAATGACTGATACTGGAAGAGCAAAGAAACTTGTAAAACTTCTTGAGAGGTTAATTAATCAAGATCATCTTTATACGGATGATAAAATAAAAGAAATGAAAGCACAACTTCGTACTGTAAAAGAAGAAATTGCACAATTAGAAGCAAAAACATCAAAAGGATTTGGAAAGAAATGAAACCAATTAAAGCAAAAGACCTTCTTGAATTAGATAAGGAAATGAAAGTTGTGATGCTTAATCAAACACAACTTCCACAAACTCTTGTTTATCAGGGTGGAAAAAATGATTACTCTGAAGAACCTATTCATACAAAGATTCCACCAAATGAAAAGGACTGTGGTAAATGGGTTATTGAGCAATTACTTGCAAATGAACGTGGGCACTGGGGTCCATTGGAGCATCCTGCGATTACTTTGGATTGCGTTGGATTTGTTCATAATGTAATGGTTCAGGCACGAACTCATCGTGTTGGTGTGTCTTTTGATGTTCAATCTCAACGTTATACTGGTCGTCGTGTATTGAAAGTTGCAAGTGCAGAATATTCGTCAAAACTTTGTAGTCTCATTCTCACTTCGTGCTGCACTTCACTTTCTTGATCTTCGTGCAAAGTTGGATGCTCAAGTAGAAATTCAGGCACTTTGTGAGGCAATGGTCCCTATTATTAAAGAATGGGTTCCTGAGATTTTTAGTTATTATGAAGAGAAGCGTCTCCATAAAGCACGTTTGAGTCCCTGATCTAAATAATCGTACATATTATTTTAACAAATGGCAATATATCCAATTATTCACAAAGAAACTGGTGAAACCAAAGTGATTGAAATGAGTGTCAATGACATTATGCAATGGTATAAAGACAATCCTCAATGGACAAGAGATTGGTCTCAGGGTTGTGCTTCTCCAGGAGAAGTAGGTGATTTATTGAGCAAACACGTTAGTAGAAACCCAGGATGGAATGATGTCCTCCGTAAAGTTTCAAAAGTTCCAGGTGCAAATGTAAAACCAATTTAACTATGGCAAGAAAAAGAAGAAGCAATGATAATCAACCAATCGGAGTTGGTTATACCTCCAAACAAATGAAGAGGAGAAAACCAATCAGTTCTGACTATCTGATTGATGTTGAACCTTTAACAGAGAATCAAAGAAAACTTTTTGAATCATATCAAAACGGAAAACATTTGGTTGCTTATGGTTGTGCTGGTACTGGTAAAACATTCATCAGTCTCTACAATGCACTTAAAGATGTATTAGATGAAACTACACCATACGAACAAATTTATGTTGTTCGTTCTCTTGTAGCAACTCGTGAGATTGGATTTCTTCCAGGGGATCATGACGATAAGTCTGCTCTTTACCAGATTCCTTATAAGAATATGGTAAAGTATATGTTCCAGATGCCAAGTGATGTTGATTTTGAGATGCTTTATGGTAATCTTAAATCTCAAGAAACTGTAAAGTTTTGGAGTACATCTTTTATTCGTGGCACAACTCTTGACAATTCAGTCATTATTGTTGATGAATATCAGAATCTTAATTTTCACGAATTGGATTCTATCATTACTCGTGTTGGTGAAAACAGTAGAATTATTTTTTGTGGAGATGCTACTCAATCTGATTTGGTTAAAACAAATGAAAGAAATGGCATTAGTGATTTTATGAATATTCTAAGAAAGATGGATTCTTTTGATATTATTGAATTTGGAGTAGATGATATTTGTAGATCTGGACTTGTTAAAGAATATATTGTTGCTAAACTTGAAGCAGGTTATTAATGCCCAATCCTTTAATTGAAAAATATAATGAACTATATGGTTCAAAGCAAAAGAAAATAGAAAGATTTAAATATGTGAATTTGAATCTCCCTCAATTGGAGAGGGAGACCATTGATGGAGTTCGTTATTATAAGGTTCCAAATGAAGACCAGTTAATTAAATTGGTCTCCATTACTTCTGTAACCAGTCATAAGAACCGTCAGTTTTTTGCTGATTGGAGAAAAAAAGTAGGAGAAGAACAAGCAAATAAAATCACAAAGCAAGCAACCAGTCGTGGGACTGATATGCATACACTTGCTGAAATGTATTTGAAGAATGAAGAGTTTAATTCTGAGGTTCTTCCAATTTCGCAAATGTTATTTGGAATTGCGAAACCTTATTTGAATAAGATAAATAATATTCACGCACTTGAAAATTCTTTGTATAGCAAAGTTTTAGGTATTGCGGGAACTGTTGATTGTATTGCCGAATACAATGGTGAATTAGCAGTTATTGACTTTAAAACTTCTAAGAAACCAAAACCAAGAGATTGGATTGAGCATTATTTCGTTCAATGTGCTGCTTATGCTTGCATGTTATATGAAATGACTGGTATAATGGTAAAGAAATTTGTCATCATTATGGCTTGTGAAAATGGAGAATGCGAAATTTATGAAGAATACGACAAAGGAAAGTACATCAAGTTACTCACCGAATATATTAGAGAATTTGTTAGAGATAAACTTCAGCAATATGAATGATAAACTCAAGGAAGAATTAAATAACAAGTTTCTATGTCCTCAAAAGTTCGCTCAGGATATAGAGAATATTGTCAAAGAATCTAAAATCAATTATATTGATGCAATCGTCACATATTGTGAAGAAAATAGTATTGAAATTGATACTATATCTAAATTAGTTTCTAAACCATTGAAAGAGAAACTTAAAAATGATGCTATGGAATTGAATTTTTTGAAAAAAACTACTCGTGCTAAATTGCCATTGTGACTCCTTTTGATGTATATAAAACTTACTTAGCATTCAAAAATCATTTTACAAAAGAAAATTACGATTACTTTAAATATTGTGGAAAGTCCAGAGCATCTCTGGACTCTTTTCATAAGAGGAAGGATAGGTATTTCTTTGAACGAACTTCCAGACAGAAAAATGATGATGAAATCAAAGCATATTTTGTAGCAAACTTTGCAGAATGTAATGACACTCAATCTTTATGGATTGGTGAAATCATTGAGAATGGGGAACAAGTTTATACAAATTGGTTGAAAAAAACTCAAAGTCTTTTTTACTTATTCAAAACAGAAGCAGAAATCTTTATAAACAAAGATAGTTTTGTGGAATTATTTGAGATAAAAAACAATCAACATCCAGAAATTCTCAAAAAGTATTTTCAAAAAGCAATCAGTTTGGAGACAATGGTTATATTGGATATGATATTGGGTTATGTGAAAAAGTTTGATAAGAAACTAACAGACCCAGTGTGGGAAACCGTCAGTCTGAGAATTCGCAAGTATCAACCTTTTCTAAATATTGATGTAGCAAAGTATAAACAAATTGTCAAGGAGATTGTTTTATGAGTGGATTTTTTGATTCAGAACAGGTCAGAGAATCTTTGTTTGAACTTGATGAACTTCAACACAAACTTTTTAGTGAATTATTTGAAATTCCTTTTTCCGATTCGGATAAAAAAAAGGACCTTCTAGAAACAATGAAGAATTTTTTAGAAAAACAAAAAGTCTTTATTTTTAGATTATCCCTATCTAATGACCCAGAAGCAATAGAAATGAAGAATCGAATTCTTGATTCTGCTTTATTATTTGGATTAGAACCAGGAGACAATATCAATACATTCTTTGCGAAAATGGAAGAGTCGATTGAAAACCTAGAAAAGACCCTTGACGACTGACCTTATATCTGCTATAATTAATACGGATAATACATCCAATACTCTCAATACAAAAAATACGGAGAATACAAATGTCATTTGCTGATTTGAAGAAGCAATCAAAACTGGGTTCTTTGACCGAGAAACTCATCAAACAAGTTGAAAAACTCAACGACGGTGGTTCCAAAGATGATGATCGTTTTTGGAAACCTGTAATGGATAAAGGTGGAACTGGTTCTGCTGTAATCCGTTTTCTTCCTGCTCCCGAAGGTTGTGATCTACCTTGGGCTCAGGTCTGGTCTCACGCATTTCAAGGAACTGGTGGTTGGTTGATTGATAACTGTCTCACAACTTTGGGACAAAACTGTCCTGTATGTGAAGCAAACCGAGAACTTTGGAATACTGGTAGTAAAGATAATCAAAATATTGTTCGTGATCGCAAGCGCAAGCTTTCGTATTTCGCAAACATCTATGTTGTAAAAGATCCTGCGAACCCTGCGAATGAAGGACGAGTGTTCCTTTATAAGTTTGGTAAGAAAATCTTTGATAAGATTATGGCTTCTATGCAACCAGAGTTTGATGATGAAGAACCAATCAATCCTTTTGATTTCTGGAAGGGTGCTAACTTCAAACTGAAGTTGGTTAAGAAAGATGGTTATTGGAACTATGATAAATCTGAATTTGCATCACCTTCTGCTCTTCTTGATGACGATGATGAACTGGAAGCAATCTACAAATCACTCAACAACTTGAATGATTTTGTTGCTCCAAGTGAATTCAAGTCTTATGAAGATTTGAAGAAACGTCTTGATTATACACTTGGCCTCAAGGGAACTCCCAAAATGCAGGATCCTGAGACTATTGGTGAGGAACAAGAATGGGAAAATGAAAGAACTGGAAAGTCTTCTGAACTTCCTAGCAATCTCCGTTCAGAACTGAATAGTTTGAGTTCTAGTAAGTCTTCCAGTAGTGAAGACGATGATGAGGATGATGCTCTCTCATATTTCCAAAAATTAGCAGAAAGTTGAAATCATTAAGGGAGGTTTATAACCTCCCTTTTTTATACCCCTGTGATTTTTGGATTATAACCACGTTTAGTTGTTTGATTAATGTATTGAGATGACTC